CCATTTCCATTGCTCCGCAAAAAGATTTTCCAATTCTGTTTCCTGCCATTAACAATCGTTGTTGTGCAACGGTGTTGTGAAATTTTACTTGATACTCATACGGTGTATAATATGCCATACGGTTTGTGTTTTTACGATACTGTAATTCTCGTGCTATTTCTACTGCTCTTTCTATGTCATTCATAACTTGTCATACCTCATTACCCCAAACGTCCCAACCTTTAGTTTTTTGTCTAGCAAACAATTCTATTCGTGGTAAGTCACCACAAAGTTCAACTATCTTATCTCTGACACAATCAGGTTTTCTGCTATGTTCTCTTATTGACTCATAGACTATTTGATGAACACCCATAGATACTCTTTTTGGTTTACCTTTAGTTGCAATCAAACATAGTTCGCTATTACTGCGTGTCCAATATCCCATACCCCAAAAAAAACTATCAGCTTTTTTGTTTTTTTTAATCCAACTAAATCCACAAGTCTTGTAAGTAAATCCCCATTTCTTTATTGTTTCTAATCCCTCAAGCAAATTAGGATAAGTAACCCACATAAATAATATACAATTATCATCAGCTATTTGATTAACAGGTAATGTATGTATATCTTTTTCTGACATTAAGTCATATTTATCTGATACTTTTCTGCCTGATTTATTGCTCCAAAGTTTGAATGTCCAAGCAGGGTCTGCATAGATAATATTGTATTTTTTATCAGGGAATGGAATCATGCGAGTTTATCCAAATCATCACTATGTACCATAACCCAGAAACCTTTGCGGTTCTTTTCACACAATACAACAACAGGTGTTTTCTTTTCTAAGACCGCCAATTCTTTTGTATCATCCCACAAAGTAACAGCTGTATGCTTTGCACGTAACTTGCACTCAATAAATAACTTATCGTGTATAACATCGGCTCTTGTTATCTTGCCATTACCACCTGATAACGGTGTCCTCTGCCCACCAAAGAACTGCGCAACTTTCCGTTCTCGTTGTTTCCAAGCTTTATCACCCATAAAAACACTATAACTGATCTATTAACATAACACAACTCCTATGTTATACCTGTTAACAAATGTTAATGTTAAAAAAAGCCCACCGCTGTATGGAGGGATCCATATATATATACACCGCCGACCGCTTTGGGGGGTGGGGTGGCTGCCAAACTGCTACTATTTATTAATATAGGCGCACACAAGCGATCTCAAAAATCCTGCGTGGCTGGCCGTGTGTGTGTGCGTGTGGATAGATCATTTTAAACCATGTAACCAGATGATAGTTCTATGACTTCGCTATGCGCTACCACTCTATCTGTTAGCGCATATGTAATAATATGAATTGGTATTGTGATTACTGGTTATATTGCGTTGGTTAGTGTTCAGTTGTCTTGAGGTTTTGAAGTAGGTGGTTTAGTTCTACTTGTAGTTCTTCTTCTGTTTGTTGTTTAGTTACGTCTTCTACTTTATGTACAGTTTGATAACCAGTTCTATCAAGTATAGAGTTAATAGCCCCAAGCTTTACTGACGCATTGACCTTATCATCTATTATTAATGACTGTAGCTTATCTATTGCCATTGGTACTGATGAGGCAAGAACTTGTTTAGTTGCCTGATCTATCTCGTTGGCTAGTTTCTTCTTTAGTTCATATCCTTGTTGTTCTGCTGTTGCTTTACTGTAGCCTGACGCTATCGCGCTAGCCTTCGCGTTGCCCGTTTTACTATAGTTATCAATAAAGGCTCTTTGCTTATCTGTTAAGGGTTTGATACTCATATATAGAGCTTACCACCTGAAGTATATTAACTTCAATATAAATAGTGCTTGTTTATTGCTGTGATGTGTGTATTATTAACAATAGTTAATATAATGAAAGGCTACCGCTATGATTAAAATAAACAGTAACTACAACCCTGAGATCCATGAGCATAAATATAGATATGCGTTGTGCGAAACAGTATCTGGAAATCTTAAACTTGTTGAATTAGATAAAGCATTGGAAAAAGAACCATATATAGAAATGGAATTTTATTGCTACACTGAACAAGAATTAAAAGACCAAGTATCTGAACATAAAGCAATGATTAAAAAACTACATGAAAACTATTAGGAGGTATAAAAATGAAAAATACAATTACACAAACTAATTTCACTGATGAAATGTTAAATCATGGTTTCAGCTATGAGGGTTCAAATGCTTTATTTGAGTATTTGACACAATGGGAGGAAGATTGCGACCAAGAGTTAGAATTTGATCCTATTGCTCTTAGATGCGACTTTGACGAATATGAAAACTTAAAAGAAGTACAAGGTAATTACTCAAATATTAAAAATATTGATGATTTAATAGATCATACAATAGTTATTGAGATCCCAAATACTGAAAGATTAATAATACAAGCATATTAATAATTAATACCTTGCGCCCCTACATGGGGCGTAATAATTAGTTATTTAACAAAATGGAGGTAATAACTATGCTTGAGAAAATACATAATAAATTAAGTCGCATAACTGACAAGCTTATTTTTTGGTCTGCTATTGCTATATTCGTTTTATGGCTGTTGGCTATGTATTCAATATTAAAACAATTAAACAACTTCTGGAAGGTTTTATAATGAATAATAGTTATATTGCTTGTTACAAATATGATTTAAATGATGATCTTATTATTTATATAGATAAATACAATGCTATGACAGATGTAAGAGTTTGGAATTGGCGTGATGATATTGAAGTTTATAAAAGTAAATTTGTTTTATCATCAGTTGATGAAATACTAAACGACATACATTATCTATTAGATAATAATTTACTTAACAAAGAAGAAATAATCTTTTGAGGATAGCACCTCTTTATGGGGTGTTATACTGAATAGATTAATAATGATTTATTCTTAACTGAAAGGAAATAAAATGAAAATAATCAACAAAGCAAAAAGAGAGTTTAGCAATTCATATTTTGATAAAGAAAATGAAACTAAATTTAAAATTATAAAAAGAGAATGGTCATTGGCTAAGTCGCAAGATTATGTAGGTGGTCGTATTGAAATGATACCAACTGATCATGGTCATTTAATTATTAATGAGGAGGGGAAGTTGATGAACTTGCAACCAAACTACTGCGCAAGTTTTATATTCTTTGCTAGTCATGGACTAACTGACTATATAAATGGCAATACAATACTTTTACTGAAACCAAGCTTACATAAAAACATAGATCAGTTCGTTTCTAAAACTGCTAGTTATGTTACAAACGAGTATGGCGGAATGATGATGTTTAATAAAGTAAATGAACTTGCAAATAATATAAATATAAATTAATATTAGTTAATAAACATGGAGGGAATACAAATGTTACAATTTAATAATAAAAATAGTTTTGATCGTGTCTATGATCATGGAGAAAAGGTACTGCATTTAATGTGGGCATTGCAAAAACAATACCAAGACTATGACAAAGTGGAGTTCGTGAACTTAATTAAAAAGTACACACAAAGTTTTATTGATTGCTATGATCAGGAGTTACAATCTGACTACTATGAACAACTGAAGGACATAAAGCCAACAACTGATATTCATGGCACTCATTTACAAGGATATTTAGACGTAAGCTATGACGAAATACTGCAAGTTATGGGCAATCATCTAATTAAACCTATAAAAATGAAAGGCTACTATTGTAAAACTGATGTTGAATGGCATGGTCAATTTAAGGATGGTAGAGTATTCACGATTTATAATTGGAAGAATGGCGAAAACTATTGCGGAGATCGTGGACTGCAATTAGGCCAGATTAAAACTTGGAATGTTGGAGGTTTAGATTGTACTGCTTATGATGATCTAAAAACAGTATTTGAAATGGAGTTAGGCAAAATAATAAGGAGCGCAGAATAATGGGATACTATCAAAACCAATTAATAGAAATGGAAGAAAAGTTTGGCTCTATTTTAGGCAAAGCAATAAAAAGAAATGATTCTATTGAGGACGTATTTGAAGAAATGCAACAATATAGACACCTTATTAATAATAACGGATTATTTTATGGTGTTAATGATGAAGAATATTTTACAGAAGGTATTGAATTAGCTTGGGAAGAATATCAAGCCAAATACTACGAAAACGCACAAGGAAATGAATAAAATGGAAGAAATAATAAATGAGATAGATATATCTTTAGCTTGTTGTCTTGATGATATATCGAAAGTATCAAAAGAAGATATAGAGCATATTTATCAAACTTTTGAAAAATTAATGAAATTATTAGATAAATAACTGATTTTAAGAGCCATACAGTAGGGGGAAATAGTTTTTATGATATAACTATACCCCCTATTTACATATAAAATAGATTGCTACGTGCATAAATATTTTCAGGGTTTTTGTTATTATGTTC